ACTGCGTGACCGAGGTGTGCTGTAGCTGCCACGAGTGAAGCGCCCCTGCATCGACTGCGGCATCCCCACCAGGGGTACCCGGTGCCCTACCCACCGTGCTGCCAGGGAGCGAGCTAGGGGTACCCCCACCCAGCGGGGCTATGGGCCGGCACACCAAGCAGCACGACGTCGACTGGCATTGACCCTGCCCACCCCTTGCGGCTACGGCTGCGGGGCATGGCTCACAGCGACAGACCGATGGGTCGCAGCTCATGTGGTCGATGGTGATGCGTCGGCTGGGTGGATGGTCAGTTGCACGACATGCAACGAGCGGGCCAAGCGTCTCCGGGCATGAGGGGGAAGGCGGGAAGTTGCGGTGCCTCTAAACCATGTACCCGCCCCCACCTTTCTCGCCGTTTGTACGGAAACCGCGACTTTCGGAAAGGTTCTGTGAGATATGCCGGGACCAGCCCCGAAAACGGTGCGAAGGCGCCGCAATAAGCCCGAGCTCGGCGAGTGGGTGGCGCAAGAAGGCATCGGCTGGCAGCACGGAGCGATCCCCGAGCCGCCGGACGGCATGAAAGAGCCATCGCTGGATGCATGGCGCACCTGGTTCCGGTCGTGGTTCGCCGCGCACTGGACGCCGGATGACGTTCCGGGCCTGCGCCTCGTGATCCGCATGTATGACGACGTGGAGCGCGGCTCGCAGACCAAAGCCGCCGATCGAGCGAGCCTGCATGCCTGGATGCGCAGCTACGGGATCACGCCCGACGGGCAGCAGAAGCTCCGCTGGGTCCGACCCGCGAAGCCGGAGGGCCAGCCATCGCAACCGCAACAGCCGCGCGAAAGCGCCGCAGACCACTACGCCCATCTAAGGGTCGTGAACGACTAGACCCGCCATCCCTCGGCTGGACTGCCCTGCAGTGGGGCGCCGCCCTGCTGCCCTCCCCGTCCGACGAGCACCAGCCGCTGATCCTCACCGATGAGCAGGCACGGCTCGTTCTCGCGTACTACACGCTCGACGACTACGGCATCTTCATCCACCGCCGCGCCATCCTCGAGATGGCGAAGGGCTGGGGCAAGTCGCCGCTCGCCGCGTTCCTGGCGCTGTTCGAGTTCGCCGGCCCGTGCCGCTTCGACGGCTGGGATGCGGACGGCGAGCCGGTCGGCGTGCCGTGGGGATTCGGAGAGGCGCCGCCGCCCCTGGTGCAGATCGCCGCGGTGTCCGAGGATCAGACCGAGAACACCTACGGCGCGATCTACCAGCTGCTCACCGCTCGGCACGGCAAGATCGCCGACGCGCTGAACATCGACGCCGGCCGCACACGGCTCTACCTCCACGGCCGGCCTGGCGAGCTGATGCCGGTCACCGCATCGGCCGGATCCCGCGAAGGCCAGCGCGTCACGTTCGCGGTGTTCGACGAGACGCACCTGTGGAAGCGGGAGAACGGCGGCGTCCGGCTTGCCGACACGATCCGCCGTAATGCCGCCAAGATGGGCGGCCGCACGTTCGAGACGACAAACGCGCCGGTCCTCGGCGAGAAGTCGGTCGCCGAGCGGTCAGGTTCCGACGTCGACCGCGGCTACTCCGGCATCCTCCACTACGCCAAGCGCCCTGCCACGGAGCCGCAACCCGACTGGTCTGACGAGCAGCTGACGGAGGCGCTGGCCGAGTCCTACGGCGGCGCCTACTGGATCGACCTCGCCCGCCTGGTCAAGGAGATCCGCGACCCGTCGACCCAATGGGACGACGCGCTCCGCTTCTACTTCAACATCCGCGCTGCCGGCACTGGCCGCGCCGTGGACCCGCGCCGCTGGGATGAGCTCGCCAAGCCGCGTGAGGTCGCCGCCAAGACGGAGATCGGGCTGGGCTTCGACGGCTCGATCTCCGGTGACGAGACGTGGCTGGTGGGCTGCACCCGCGAAGGCTACAGCTTCAAGATCGCGCGCTGGTCCCGCCCCGCCGGCGCCACCAACTGGACCGTCCCGCGCACCGAGGTCATGGCGAAGGTCGAATGGGCCTTCGGCTACTACCGCGTGGGGCGCTTCCACTTCGACCCGCCCAAGTGGTGGACCGAGGGCGAGGCGTGGCAGACGCGCTGGGGCGACGAGATCGTCCAGCCGCTCGACACCAACGTCCCGCGCCGATTCGCCCCGGCGGTCGACCGCTGGCTGGTGGCCATCCGCGAAGGCTCACACACCCATGACGGCGACCCGGACCTGTCCGAGCACGTCAAGGCGTCTCACCTGAAGAAGGTCAACCTCAACGCGGCCGAGGACGACGGCCGGACCAAGTACGTGATCGTGAAGGGCGAGGACCGCCGCAAGATCGACGGCGCCGTGGCCGACATCCTCGCCTACGAGGCGGCCATGACCATGCCCGAGTTCAAGCCGGTGATCCCGCGCTTCATTTCCCTCGACGACGACTAGGAGCGCACATGCCGCCCTTCCTCCTCGAAAACCTGATGGCTCGCTTCAGGCGCCAGGAGGCCAGGGCGCTCGGCAAGAACCCCTTCAACCTCGCCATTGACGACGACTACTCGTCCGACACCGCGGGCATGAAGGTGGACGCCGATTCGGCGCTCACCCTGTCGGCGGTGTACGGCGCGATCCGGCTGCTGGCCGAGGATATCGGCGGCCTGCCGATCGACGCCTACCGCAAGCGAACGGGCAAGCGCGAGCTCATCGACCCGGCTCCGTCGTGGATCGAGGCACCGCTGCCGCTGGATCCCAGCGTGACCAGCTCCGATCACTTCTCGCAGGTCGTGGCCTCAATGGTCGGCATGGGCGAGGGCATCAGCGTCGTACTGCCGAACGTGTCGTTCGTCGGCGAGCTGCATGTTCTTGACCCGCGCAACGTCGAGGTCAGCCGCACAAGCCGCGGCGTCCCGGTCTACAAGCCGACCGATGGCGACTTCAAGGGCTCCGAGTTCGGCCCGGACCAGATCATCCACGTCCCGCTGTTCCGCAAGCCCGGCGCGCTGCGTGGCCTGTCACCGATCGAGGCGATGGCCCAGGGCATCGGCCGCGGCATGGCGGCCCAGGACATGGGATCGCGCATCTTCAGCCAGGGCGCATGGATGAAGGCGCTGGTGGAGTACCCGATCGAGGCCGGCGAAGTGACGCCGGAACAGGTCGAGGAGCTGCTGCGCCGGCTGGAAAAGCGCCACCGCGGCAAGCGCAACGCGTGGACGCTTGGAGCGCTCACCGGCGGCGCGAAGCTGCACGAGCTGATGGTCAAGCCGTCGGACCTCCAGATGATCGAGTCTGAGGAATGGACGCTCGAGCAGTTCGCCCGGACCATCGGCATCCCGCCCTCGATGCTCGGATCACAGAAGCCCGGCGCCGTCGCCTATGCCAGCGTCGAGCAGCGGTCCATCGACTACGTGGTGCACGCAGTACTGCCGATCCTCGGTCGTATCGAGAAGGCGTACAGCCGACTGCTGCCACGCGGTTCGTACATCAAGTTCAACGTCAACGGCCTGCTGCGCGGCGATCAGGCCGCGCGCTGGGCGGCCTATCACATCGCCCTTCAGGACAAGGTGTACACGCGCGACGAGGTGCGCCAGCTGGAGGACAAGGAGCCATTTGGTGGCGAGGACGGCGGGTTCCTCGAGACGCCCAACAACAACCCGCCCGATGCAGGAGTAGCCAATGCCTCCCAAGAGTGAGCGGCGGTTCGCCATCGACGGGTGGCAGAGCCTCGACTTCCAGGTGCGCGCCGTGGAGGACGGCGACGGCATGACCTTCGAGGGCTATGCCGCCGTGTTCGACCAGGCATCCGATGGACCGATCATCGGATGGGGCGTCGAAACCATCGCGCCCGGAGCGTTCCGCACGTCCCTGAAGTCCAAGCGCGATATCAAGATGTTCCTCAACCACAACAGCGACCTCGTGCTGGCCTCCCGTAATGCCGGCACGCTCGAGCTCGCCGAGGACGACATCGGCCTGATGGCTCGCGCCCGCTTTATTGACACGACCACCGGAATCGACACCGCCAAGAACGTCAAGGCCGGCAACGTCTCCAAGATGTCGTTCGGCTTCACGCCGGACCAGTTCAAGGCCACCGACGACGGAACGCGCCACACGCGCGTCCAGCTATGGGAAGTCTCACCGGTGACCTCTTGGCCGGCCTACGCCGGCACCAGTGCCACCGTTCGCCACTTGGCAGAGCTGGTGGACACCGACCCCGATTCCCTCGAGGAAGCCTTGCGCCTGCTGCTCGACCCCGAGTCGACATTGACCATCGCGCAGCGCGACCTCCTCATCGAAGCCATCAACGCTCGCAGCGACGAGCCGCTGGTGGCTCCCGAAACCGCACGTCTCATCTCGATTGCCTCCGCCCACGATGCCGAACTGGCAGCACTGGGCGAGCGGTTGGGACTGGCGTAGTTCTTACCCCGAGCGTCTAGCCCGGAGCCGCAGCCCGGAGCCACCGAGCCACCATCTGCGCGCCACCACCTGTGAGCCGGGGAACCCCTAAGCCTGAGCCGCCGCAAGGCGGTTCTTTCGTGAAAGGAGTTCCCTCCAGATGGAGGAGCAGTTGAAGCACGCCTACGACGAGTACCGCAAGGCCGTCGAGGCGGAGAAGTCCCTGTCCGCGGAGATCGGCACCCGTGCGCCGAGCGCCGAGGAGCAGGAGAAGTTCGAGCGGATGGAGGCCGACATCACCCAGTGGAAGGGTGAGGTCGACCGCCTGGTCGCTCTCAGCAAGCGCGTCTCGGCAGCCGATGAGGCCCGTGCCGAGATCGAGGCGCTGATCGGCCGCAGCCCGGAGAAGTCCGGCACGACCGCCAAGCGCGACATCGACCACCTGGCCGAAGCGTTCGGCAAGGCCCGCGCTGGCCAGCATGTGGTCTTCGAGGAGGACTCGGAGAGCAACCCGTTCCGGGTGCGCGCTCCGTTCGTCGCCTCGCTGGCCAACCGCCAGACCCGCGCACTGGCCTCGTCCGGTGGCACCGCCATCGACCAGACCTTCGTGGAGCAGGTGCTGTTCTACGAGGTCGACGAGAGCCCGATGCTCGACCCGTCCGTCGTGCAGGTCATCGTCACCCCGCGTGGCGAGCCGATGGACTTCCCGCGCCTGACGGCCGACGCCAACGTCGCGGGCACCCTGACCGCCGAGGCGGGCATCTTCACCGAGGCCGACCCGACCCTCAGCAAGGTCACGCTGAACGCCTTCAAGTACGGCGGGATCACCCTGTGGTCCGCCGAGCTTGACCAGGACGACGTGATCGCCATCCAGGACTCGATCGCCCGGTCGGCGGCGCGCCACATCGCGGAGCAGGTCAACAACCCGCTCACGGTCGGTGATGGCAACTCCAAGCCGAACGGCATCATCAGCGCGGCCGCCAACGGTGGCACCGCGTCTGGTACGTCCTCGGCCAACGTCTACTTCGGCCCGAACGACCTGGTCGACCTGTTCTACGGTCGCAAGGCCGCTTACCGGCGCCGGGGCAACTGGCTGGCCAACTCCACCACGCTTGCGCAGATCCGCAAGCTGGAGGACAGCCAGGGCATGAAGATCTGGCATCCGTCGCTGGTTCCGGGGCAGCCCGAAACCGTCCTCGGCCGGCCGATCTTCGAGAACCCGGACATGGCCAGCGGCTCCGCCGCCAAGGCCGTGCTGTTCGGCGACACCCAGCGGTACATCGTGCGCCGCGCGGGCTCGCTCCGGGTCGAGGTCAGCCGCGACTACAAGTTCGGCACGGACCAGCTGGCCCTGAAGGCCGTCGAGCGCATCGACGGTGACCTTCTGGATGCCAACGCCGTGGCGTTCCTCGTCAACGCCGCCGTCTAGCACATGGGCTGACCCAGCCATACAGGGTCCGATTGGCCGCCGTAAGCGGCCATTTCGCATACCTCGGAGGGAATCGTGCGGATCACCTGGTACTCGAACGCCCCGTGGGCGCCTACCGGATACGGCGCGCAGTCGCTGGAAGTCCTACCGCGCCTGAAGGCCGCCGGCCACGACGTCATGGTGGCCGCCAACTATGCGCTCCACGGCGCGAAGATGTCCGACGCCGGCGTCATGCATCCGTCGCTCGCCGGCATCCCGGTGTGGCCCGCCGGCCACGAGCCGCACAGCACCGCGCTGTCACCCGCACACCACGAGATGTGGAATGGCGACTGGCTCATCACCCTGTACGACGTCTGGCCGCTGAACCGCAAGACGTTCCCCGAGGACCGCACGGTCAGCTGGGTGCCGATCGACCACATGCCGGTCACGCCCGAGGTGCTGGCCTGGTGCAAGACGGTGCGCCTCATCTCCATGAGCCGCTTCGGCGAGCGTTCCCTGCGCGAGCAGGGGCTGCAGTCGGCGTACATCCCGCACTCGGTGAACACCAAGGTGTTCTTCCCGCGCGGGCAGGGACTCCGCAAGCACCTGGGCATCCCTGAGTCGGCGTTCGTGGTCATCATCAACGCCGCCAACAAGGGCGTGAACCCCACACGCAAGTCGTGGCCCGACATGTTCCGCACGCTGGCCTACTTCCAGCGCGAGCAGCCGGACACCTACGTCTACGTCCACACCGACTCCAACGCCGCGCTGGGAGTGAACCTCGACCGATTGGCGCAGGCCACCGGCATCAAGAACGTCGTGTGGGCCGACTCCTACGCCATCGCATCCGGTGACATCACGCAGGACGACCTCGCCAACTACTACTCGATGGGCGACGTGCTTCTCGCGCCGTCAATGGGCGAGGGCTTCGGCATCCCGGTCGTCGAGGCGCAGGCGTGCGGCCTGCCGGTCATCGTCTCCGACTTCTCCGCGCAGCCCGAGCTATGCGGCGCAGGCTGGACCGTCCGCGGCCAGCCGTGGTGGGACGAGGCGCAGGCGTCCGACCTGTTCACGCCGTACATCGGCGACATGGCTGCGCGCCTGAAGGACGCCTACGCCGCGAAAGGCGATAACGAGCTCCGTGAGAGAGCCGTCGCCTTCGCGGCGCAGTACGACTCGGACCTCGTGTTCGACCGCTTCTGGCGGCCCTACCTGGCCGAGCTGGAAGCCCTGCTGAAGATGGACGAGCCGGCTCCCATCGCACCGCGCAATCGTGCCGAACGCCGCGCCGCCAAGAAGCGGAGGGCGGCGTGAGGGTCTACACCGGCGGCACCTTCGACCTGTTCCACATCGGTCACGTCCGGCTGTTGCTCCGCTGTCGCGGGCTGGCAGGACCGGACGGCAAGGTCATCGTCAGCCTGAACACCGATGCGTTCGTCCAGCAGTACAAGGGCCGGCCACCTGTCATCCCTTATGAGCAGCGTCGAGAAGTGCTCGAAGCCTGCCGCTACGTCGACCAGGTGGTCGCCAACGTCGGCGGGGCGGACAGCAAGCCGGCGCTCCAGGCGGCGTGGCCCATCGACTACATCGTGGTCGGCTCCGACTGGAAGCACCGCGATTACCTCGCGCAACTGGACGTCACCCCGGAATGGCTCGGCGAGCGCGGCATCCAGGTCATCTACGTGCCGTACACCGACACCATCAGCAGCTCCTGGATCCGGCAGGCGATCGCATGAGAGTGCTGGTGACCGGCGGCGCCGGCTTCATTGGCTCGCATGTCGTTGATCTGCTGCTCGAGCAGGGCCACGAGGTCGGCGTCATCGACGACCTGTCGGGCGGCTACCGGCGCAACATCCACCCCGACGCATACCACTGGAACGTGACGCTCACCGATGTGCAGGGCGTCAACACGGCGTTCGCCTTCCAGCGGCCCGAGCTGGTCATCCACTGCGCCGCCTACGCCGCCGAAGGGCTGTCGCACTGGATGCGGCGCTACTGCGTGCAGCAGAACTCGGTCAGCTGGGCCAACCTTGCCAACGCCATTGTCAACTGGGGCAGCAGGCGCGCCGTAGTCCTCTCGTCAATGGCGGTCTATGGCTCGCAGCCGCCGCCCTTCACCGAGGACATGCAGCCCTCGCCGGAAGATCCCTACGGCGCCGCCAAGGCAGCGATGGAGATCGACCTCCGCGCCCTCAGCGCGGTGCAGGGCACCGAGTGGATCATCGTGCGGCCGCACAACGTCTACGGCCCGCGGCAGAACCTCGCCGACCCGTACCGCAACGTGGTCGCCATCTTCATGCGCCAAGCGCTCTCGGGCCAGCCGCTCACCGTGTTCGGCGACGGCAACCAGGTGCGCGCGTTCAGCTACATCGGCGACGTTGCGCCGGCCATCGCCAGCATCGCCACCGGACATGAGTCGGGCTACATCGTCAACGTGGGCGGCGAGGAGCCGACCACCATCCTGTCGCTGGCCGAGCGGGTCCGTGCCGCCACCGGCACCGACGCACC